AGCTTAGGAGTCAGAGTCAAGAACGGAATCTGTTCTCTATATCATACACGCAGAGGGGTACTAACCAACTTTGCTAGAGGTGCTACACAAGCACTCATCCAAGGTGACGAAGTACATGTCACTCTGGAGTCTGGATCCGTAGCGATCTATGAAATCAATCAACACCGCACAGGTGTCAACGGACCTAGAAGAATAATTACATGAAACCTATCAACATATCAGCACCTGTTGTATACAAAGACACATTTAAGTTTGATACATCAGAGCAGATTAAAACTGCTGATGAATTGTTTGACATGGTTGACAAGTATGATATTGAATCAGCACTAGAAGAAGGTGGTAAGTCTACTGCTGACCTGTTTAATATACTAGAACCTAGCAATCACTTTCCACATAACTTGGAAGTGAACTCTAAGTATGTGGTATGGTTAAGACAGAAGATGCAGTACCTACGTACAGCATGGAGATATGATGGGTACCCACACTACATATCTAACTCATGGTATAATGAACATTATCAATGGGACTATACTGACGAGCATCATCATGGTGTAGGTCTCACATGTACAGCATACATCCTCAAACCAGAGAACTCTGGTGACTTATGGATCTATGATCCCATGACAGCAGTGAGAGCAGCAGAACCTATCAGTGGCAATCATCCTTGGAGAAGGATAAGTGTTTCAGAAGGTGACGTTGTGTTCTTCCCTTCATGGCTTCGCCACAAAACAGGTTACAATGATACTAAAGAGAGACGTTTAACTCTCACCATGAACATCACACCTGACTACAAAGCATACGCTAAGAATCCTCCTATACTATGAAAGAATTTGATTACGATTACAACTACAAAGAATTAGATTTTACTGAGGAAGAGACTCGTAAAATGTATCGCATAGGTAGAGGTGAGCAAGGTGTATTACTTGTGCGTCCTTACACCAATGATATATGTGCTCATTGGAGGTTTAAGACACCAGAAATAGCACAACAGAGTGCTCTTAAAATCTATACCATGTTTCTAAACTATCAAGTGGATGAAGATTTTATTGGTATGGATATGTGTCGTAAGTTTCTTGAGATGGGATTTACTAGGTCAAGGAGATATGCCAATCATAGAAACGGTAAAAAGTATGATAAAGAAGGCAACGTAATACCCCAAGAAAAAGATCATGCTACGTGTCATTTTGCTGAGTCTGCTAAAATATTTAAACGAGCAAGAGATATTGTTGCTAAGAATGAAACATATGTTATGATGAGAAAACAATGGAGATCTAACGAATGAATATATTTGTAACCGACCCTGACCCTATCAAGTCAGCACAAGTATTACCTGACAAACATATTGTCAAGATGCCACTAGAGACATGTCAGATGTTATCTATCGTAGCATCTAAGAAGTG